CTTGGTCAGCACGGGAAGAAGCACGTTTCCTATTTCCCTTGACACAATGGTCATTTGTTGCTTGATGATACGGAACATGTTCGCCGGTTGGTCTAAGGTACGTGAGAAATCCTGCTGTGCCTTCTTGGTCTGGTTCAATGCCGTGATATACCTGAGCTGGATTTTCTCCTGCTCGGTCATGTTACGTATTGATTTCATTATGCCAAGGTTATGGGCGGTCTCGGCAAGGTTGTTCTCAGTGAGAATGATACCGATACGTCTCAAAGGCTCGGTCTCGCCTACCAATCCTGCCTGCAATTTCGTCACAGCATCGTTTATGGAGATATTATAGAGAGACGACAAGTCGAGAGCCAATTTGGTGAATGTCTCGGAGAGGGTGTATGCCTGTGGACGACAATCCCAACGAGTGGGATATCTGATAAAACAGGCCTTGAATACGGGTAAGGGACGCTTCGTCCATGCCGAAGGAACTGCTCAGCTCCGCTATGAAGGATGTCGCCTTCTCGGCGTTCTTGCCCAATGCCACAGTGAACAGGTTCAGGTTCTCGATGTAATTCATAGAGGAAGTGATTGCCGTGCTGACAAGAGTGAAAGCCCGTCTCAACGCCAGAATCAGGAAGGTCAGTTTCGAGACCGTCCTGACCAGCTTGAGCAATCCGCTGTTATAGCTGGCATGGGCGCTTGACCCTGCCGTGTAAGTGGTGTTCAACTGCTTCACAGAGACGTTCTGCGCCGTCACAGCCGAAGTGATTGTCGCCACATTGCTTGCGACCGCTGTCTGTGTGGTCTGCAACGCCTTCATGCTGGCGAAAAGCGTCTGATATGACTTGGCTAGCTGAATGACCGCCACATTGGCCTGTATCTGTGTCGCTGTGGCAATCTTGGTCTGTTCCGCCTCAGTTCTCAGACCTGCATTCATGTCCTTGACACGAGAAAGGAAATTCTCGAACGATTGCGTGGAACCACTGAATGACACTACGGCTTTTTGGGCGTCGACAACCTCGATTGACACGTCATGCATGCTTTTGCGAATCTGCTTGAGCACCGCCTCGCTGTTTCCAGCGTCAATAACTATACTGTATCTTTTTTCCGGCATTTAATGTTCCTTTACAAAAATAAGGCAGTCTTTTAAACTGCCTTATCATTCTTGCTTCTGTTCATTTGCTGAACCAAGCTCATAAACCCTTGGTATTGCGCCATCAAATCGTTCTCAACACCTGTTTTTTTCTGGCTTATCGGTTGTTCCGGGTACTTAGCCTTAGAACCATGCTTTGAAAACGAGTTCGACAGGACTACTCCAAACGCCTGATAGCAGTACAAGCCTACGAGCCAAGCGCTATAATCCATTTTTTTGGATTCAGCTTCTTCCCTGTCCCTTGCGACCTTGGCATATACATTGAACAGCCAAGGCTCCCCGTCTAGGAATTGCTCAGCTGTCATTCCGTATGCGATAGCCATAGACATCATCTCGATGAAATATTGGCTTGCAGTTTGAAATTCGGCAGGTTTTTCCTGCCGAACAGAAGTATCGGTTAGACTTCCTTTTTCGCACTGCCCTTGCTGGGGTCTATGCAATCGGACATAAGCCCTCCGAAAAAGGTGCTTACATTCGCATCACCCATCTCATCGTCCATTTCCAGCACCAGCTCCTCTATCTTATCCTTGCCAATCTGAGGATAATTCGATACCAATGCGCTATAAGCGCAAGCGCAAGTGAAATTGAACACTTGGGTATAGGTATCCGTCGCCGGCTTCACAAACGACATATGATAGGTGCTCTCAGCACGCATCATACCTTTCCGGGTAACATGAAAAATGTACTCGGTTCCCTTCACGGTCTTAGCTGTACCTTCCATAATTCTCTCCTTTATCTGATATCGCTTAAACGATAGCTTCCTGTTCAATCACATTGTTCGCTATGATAGAGAACGTACCCTCGACAACGGCATCGACAGCCACATCACTGTTACGCACAGGGGATGCCTGACCGTTGAAATAGAACCTGCGACTCAATGGGGCAGGGAACTCGACAGCCCATTCGATGGTCTTTGTCTTTTGCAACACAAGGACAGCATCGACAGCGGTCAATATGTCAGAGGTCATGTTTATGGTGAAATCCAAAGCTCCACCGCTATCCTCAAGCCCCTTGATATAGGTATGCGCCTTTTGTGTCAAATCGGTGATGTCCAGCGTAGCAGGCGCCGAACCAAGTGCAGGTACCGTCTTGGTTGGAATGTAGGTGTAGGTCGGGGAAGCAGGTCTCGCTGTCTCTTCTATAGGTACCTCACGGTATCCAAGTACCACACCCAATGAAATTTGTGCAATTTGTGCCATTTAATTCTCCTTAGCGGTAGCAATATCCGCTTGCATTATTATAAACAACTCGATATCTCACACAGTATCGTTTCACGGAAGGGTCAATATTTGAGATATTCCCTAACGGGGAACTCACACGTGTGAATCCTATTTGCTCAGTCAGAACCGTATTCAGTTCCAACGCCAGAGTCTCATTGATTGTATCAGCCAAGACAACCTCGCCATCGAGAATCATATCCCTAGCGAAGATGTCGAACTGAAAAGTGATAAGGCTGTCAAACTCAATCTTCACAATCATAGACCGTGGTATATTGGATATCTCAGTCAATGTGATGAGAGGAAGCTTAGGAGCCTTGATTGCCCTAGACCTCGATATCACAGGTGAATAGCTGAAAGGATTGGCTTTCAATACAGTAAGTAACTGCTCAGTCAGATTGGTCATTAGTATGTGCCGTCCTTCTCAATGTCCGCCAATTCCCCATAATCCGATGATTCCCCAAAGATATCATCCAAGGTATCGTCAGGCGAATAGGTATCTGTCTTCATATTCCTGAGGGCATTCTCACTTTGGAACGCATTGTTCTCAAACTCAGTGAATGCGGATTCCCTCATTGCCATCTCCTGAACGTAATTCCCGAATCCCTCAAGGGAGGGTATCGGCATGTTCTCATCCAAGAAATCAATCTTCTCTATGTCATTGAAATACCGCTCAAGCAGTTCCCATCCACGATAGCCTATGGCATATGCCGGAATGCCCCAAGTGTGCTTTCCGTGGCCATACCACCAGCCTTTGGTCCCATGGTTGTTCACATCGTAATCCCATCCGTTCGCCATTGCATCAGGATGAGGGCTTGATTCCCCCACTATGCCTGTGCCGAACTCAATGTAATCATCAGTGAACTCACTGCCTATCTCAAAACTGTCCTGTCCTATCTGCTGTGCAGTGGCATGGAACGAGCCTGCATTTCCATCAAAATTGGAGATGTCCTTTGTTTGTGAGTCACCCCAATCCTGCAATTGGCTTACTACGGCATTCACAAGTCTCTGCATGTTCTTTTTCAGGACATTGCTCAGGTCTGTCTCCAAGTCCCACTCAGCCATTTCCTAGCCTTCTCAATGTGACTGACATCGAATTCAGGCTTATCTTTGGTGGCAAAGTGTAAAAATCAGCATCATGCGCTGTCCCATCAAAGGCCGAAGGAATGACATTCACATAAACCCTGTCATTGGCCTGAATATCCAAGCCTTTCTCACACACAAGTGTCATGTCCTCGGATTTCACCATCCCGTGTATCTCGACATTGAATTGCGCCGAACTAGGTTGCACCGATGCCGATATCCCGACAGGTGCGCTGAACAATGATGTCTCCCCCGTCCTATCCAGACGTGAAAGATACAGATGTCTCTTATTCCGTTGCAACAACCTCATTATACACCTTAACCCTAGGGGTAATCATTGATACCAGTCTTGAAGGATAAAATGAAGAATCATATACCCTGCTTATCCCGTTCTCAGAATGGGATGTCTGGCCTTCGGCTCCACGCTTGTTGTAAGCGCTCACCGCAAGCTCACAGGCAATCATTGAATATTGCGGTTCCACCAGTATCTCGGCGGTGGGAGTGAAATACCTGAGGCTGTTTATGTAAAGCAAGGCCTCATTGATATACAAAGCAAGCAACTCGTCGTCAGTGGTATCGGTGAGTCCTAGTAATGTCTTCACTGTAGCCAATAACGTCTCCATTTACTTGCTTTCCTTTTTCCAAAAACCGTAGACATCGATGTCCTTTTTCACAGGAGTGGAATTCAGAACGAACTCCTTGCTTTTCGAATCCTCACTGTCCAGATGCCACCCTAGGAAGGACATCCCTTTTCGGGATGTATCAACACCAGCTATCGCATTTTTATCTGCAATATCCCCATCAAGGACTTTCAGGGAAAGCAACTGCTTGTTTTCCATAGCATCGAAAAGCCTTAGTGTGAAAACCTTGATGAAAGGGGCATTGGCAATCGCCGTCCCCTTGTTTATCCTGACAAAGTCACCATTCAGCTCAACAGTATCGCCATAAATCACGCAATCGAGCGGTGACAACACCTGTCTGAGCTTTCTCACTTTAATACCGGACAATGTCCCTACCACAAGGTAGGGAACACCGTCTTTCATTACATAATCGCCATTGTCCATTCACACGTTTCCTTTAAAGGTTGGTATTGAAGATTGCAATCGGAATGTTCTTGCTCATGTATTTCATTGACCAGTTGGCGGAAGTACCCAATTCGGTATCGGTCGGGGAATACTTTACGAAATTCTCGCTTGCGATACTGAAACCATAAGGATGAAGCAATCTGCCCCACTTGTGGTAAAGGGTCGTCGCACCGCCGTTGGCCTTGGCGTCATAAGCCACATAGTTCGGAGTATCAATCCTGACAGGGGCGGTTACAAACGCACCGGTTCCAAGCAGATAGGACGTGTAGTAGGTCGCAACGGTCTCGCTCTTGGTGACAGGAAGTGAATCGTCCACAATGACCGGCTTCCCAAGGAAATACCCGGCAAACGGGTCTTGGGTATTGGTGTTGGCCATAGTGTTGATGTTGTTCTGCAAATTCTGCAACACGAGACTTGTGAAGACCTCGCTTCTCATGAACCAGACCTTGAACTCGCTGTAATGGTCGCCCAATGCCGACTGCATGCCGTTCACAACGGTCTCAGGGGTAAGCCTGTTCGCATCGCTGATGTCGATAAGTCCGGGAACGTGAAGATTGTTCACATGGTCTTCAAATCCAGTGACTCCCTCAAGAGCCTTGAGAATCGAAATCATGGTCTTCTGGTTGCACTTGGCGTCATATTCGCCGATATGGGAGGCGCAATTCGCAAGTCCGTCGGAACCTGTGAGCTCGTGAGTGAAATCACCCTCAGTCCAAGCCTTCATTCGCCTGTAGCCCGTGGCTGACATCTGATTGCCTTCGAGAGTGACAGGAACGTTATCAGTAGCGCCATCGTAATTGAGAGGGTCACCATCAAACACGTTATAGAACGGAATGGTCACCTTGAATCCCTTCTCATTCAGCAAAGTGGCGATGGAAGGGTCGAGAGCGGTGACAATACCGCTGGTCACCAGCAAGGAATTGACGGGGTCACGCTCAGCAATGTAATTGGTAAAAACCTCTGCGTCAAACGGAAATCCACCAAAAGTATTGGTATCAGGCATAAAAATCTCCTATTATAAAGTCTTGCGCACACCAGTGACTGCATTGGCATAACCCGATGGGTCACGCTTCTTGAAATCCAACTGCTCGAGATACGTCATATCCTTGAAAGCCTTGGATGTGGCGCCTAAAGCCTTTGGAGGAGGATTCAGACTTGACATCTGACTTGCCAATGTCTTCTGGACACTGGCGTTCGCCACCTTCAAAATGGATTCCATCGCTGTCTTGGCGTGGGCTTTTGTGAGTTCAGCATCATCGACTACGATGATGTCCAACATGTTCTCAAGCTCTTCACCTGAGATTCCGCACGGGGAAAGGATATCCCTAGCCATGAGCTTGTTCTCACGCCTTGAAATCGCCTTCTCCCTTTCCAGTATCCTTTCTTCCACAGACTTGTTGGCTTCCTGTTGAAGCTTCTCCCCTATCGTCTTCACGATTGTGGGGTCGTTCACCGCTTCCTTCAAGGCGTTCGCCCTCGCCGTTTGGCTTGCACGAGTTCGTTCCTTATCCAGATAGCGCTTCACATCGTCACTTAAAGTGCTAGGGTCGAACTCCTTGATTGGCGCTGGCGCCGGTTCTTGGGGCTTGTCCTCGATGATTGGTGCGACCGTAACGGTCACAGGTTCTGTAGATGCTGTAGGTACTGTCATTGTAATCTCCTTAGTTAATCCAGACTCCCCTTACTTGAAGTTGGGCAGGATTCCCTATTTGACCTATATATTATACA